TCCAATGGAAGTCGCGCAATACGAAACTCGCGTGAAGCAGGAAGCGCAATGATGCACTGGCGCTGGTCTCTAGTCTTTATGGTCGTTGCCGTAATTGCCGGTACGATTGCACATTTTTATTGAGGAGCGCGGCTTTGGCGAACATTGGACATGGGCACGTCTTTCCACGCGATGATGGCGTCGTCGCCCGTTGTGGTGGTCCCGCAATCTGCCGCGGGTGTGCGCTTGACTACTACCAAAAAATGAACGGGGACGTTGCGCCGATACCAGAGCCTGCACCGTGGGCGCGCGTTCCTGTTGACGCTCAGTTTCTAGCGGAAGTGTTCGACGCCTTTGCGGGTGCGGACGCCTATAACCTCGTCGTGAAAATCGCGATGGAACGTCTCAAACAATAAGGGAGCCGACCGTGACCTTACAGGAAGAAATAGAATTGACCATTCTTCGCAAGGTAATCGAGGAAGGCGATTCATGTTCGGAAGCGGCAAAGAGCGTCATCCTCACGGTGCATGACTATCTCTTTAAGATGGCCGACTCTGTTTCCAATCTGAGAAAGCCATACACCGATAACGACTATGGCCGCGCTGCGGCTATCATCATGCGTTGCTGGTTTCCAGAGCGCATCGACGACATTCTCAATTCACCACCGTACAAATAGGGAGCCGATCGCAGTGACTCCAGCACATGCCACGCAGCTGCTACGCCTCGTGCCAGGCGAAGCTGTCAGCGTGCGCGCTGTGCGTGCGGCATTTGCGCGCGTGGTGCGTGAGACGCACCCTGACACCAATGGCGCCCTGGCTGTCGCTGTAACAATTCGTGAACTGCAAACAGCGCGTGATACGTTGCTTAATGAGCTGTCAGGGCAACAGCGCGCTTGTGTCATGTGTAAAGGAAGCGGTAAGGTGCGCGGGCGAGTCGGGAATCGCACCTGTCATGGGTGCAGCGGTACGGGAGACAGATTCGATGTCACTTAAACTTGAAATCAGCTTCTCCCAATATGGCTGGGAAGCTAAAGTAGTGCAGACGCCTGAAGCGGCGGCGCCGGGCAAGTCGGAGACGTTCAGCCCTGCCGAGATCGCCGAGTTTCACTACGATATAGCTCGCGCGCTTTCCACGGCGTTCGACAAGCGCAACAAGCGCCTAGCGCCAAAGGTGTCGCCATGAGGCGGCGTGATCCAGAGCGCTACGCCGAGGCGGCTTACCGCTCCTTTTTGCTGCTCTTGATGGCGTGCACCGCTGTCACTGCGCTTGCCGTGGCGATCAAAGCCGTGGAGTGGGTGTTGTGACGGACACAACGCTGGAGCTTGGCGCTCCGCTGCCGGCCAGCATCGGCCGCTGCGCGGACCTGTACGCCGAGGTGCGCGGCTTGCGCCTTGCGATGGACAAGGAAGTGGCGCAGGTGAAGGCGCGCGAGACGGAGATCCGCGAGCATATTATTAACTCGCTGTCGAAGTCCGACGACACAGGCGCCGCAGGGCTGAAGTACCGCGCGCAGATCGTGGTCAAGCAGACTGTCAAGGTGACAGACTGGGGTGTGCTGTGGTCGTGGGCCAAGAAGAACGATCGCCAGGACTGTTTTCAGAAGCGCCTCAACGAGACGATGGCGAAGGACTTCATGGAGAACGAGAAACGCTTGCTGCCTGGCACGGAAGCTGTGAATGTGCCAGAGGTGAGCATCACCAAGATATGAACTACAACGCGCTCGTAGACGCAATTTACTTGGCAGTGGCTGCTTGGTGCATCTGGACAGGACACCCACCATTTCCTGAATTGCTTGAGCCAAGAGACTGGACTTAACGGGAGGAGACACCCATGAGTGAACACAGAGCACTGACCAACTACGATGAGGCGTGGGCCAAGCAGGCCGAGACCTACACTGAGCAGTTCCAGGCTCAGGGCGGCACATTCCTGTCCACGCGGGCGGGGGTGCTGAGCTTCGGCGACGAGGAGCTGCGGGGCAACCAGGCATGCGTCATCGTGCTGGACTCGGTATTCGAGAACACGATGTACGAGGGCAAGTTCAACCCCGACGAAGCCACGGCGCCACTGTGCTACGCCTTCGGCCGCGACAAGGACGAGATGGCGCCACACGAGTCCATGCAACTTGACGCCTATTTCAAGCCGCAGCACGAGACATGCCAAGGCTGCAAGTGGAACGAGTGGGGCAGCGCAGACACGGGCCGCGGCAAGGCGTGTCAGAACCGTGTGCGGCTGGCGCTGATCCCGGCCGGCTACTACCAGCCCAAGAAGGGCAGCCGCGACATGGACTTGGAGCTGTTCGCCGATCCAAAGCACTTCCAGACCGCGGACGTGGCGTTTATCAAGCTGCCGGTGACGTCGGTGGAGTTGTGGGGAAAGTACGTGCGCAGCGTCGCTGCGGCGTCGAATCGGCCGCCCCATGGCGTCGTGACGAGGATGTTCCTGGAGCCGCACGCTAAGTTCCAATATCAGGTGCATTTCGAGACGATCGAACTGGTGAGCAACGAGCTTGCCAGTATCGTGATGGCTCGCCACGAGGAGGCGGTGAAGCAGGTTATCCAAGGCTACCGCGTGCCCGAGGAGCGCCCTGCTGCGCCGCAAGGCTCGCTGCGCGGGCTGCGTCGTGGGCGATAATCAGGTTCTCAGGGTTGCCCCTCCCACACCCGGCCCTGAGACAGGCGCCGCTCCTATCCCCCTGGGAGCGGCGCCAAATCCTTACAGCACGCGCTGGCGCGATAACTTCGCGGTGCTGAAGCATACCGAGGGGCTGAACCTACCGTCACGCCAGGTGACGCGGAGCCATATGCGCTTTGCGTCGCGGATGCTTGCCACGGAGATGCGCAAGCTGGCGAGGCGTGAGGGTCATTTGGCGAAGCTGTCGAGGCGAAGGGTGAAGCATGCTCGCGAAGTACAAGCCGCCGATCACGGAGGCACAGGCTGATGGTCTACGGCGCATACGTGATTCCAAGTCGCTGCCGAAGCATTACCGCTCGCAGCAGATGTTCAAGCGCATGGCAGCGGCTGGGCTGGTTGATTTTGATCCTCCGCAGCCGTCATGCCCTGGCGACGTTGGCAGGTATCACTTGCTCACACCGGGCCGGTCTGCCCTAGCCGCCTACGAGGAGTGGCGGCGATCGCGCAAGAGCTACACGGCGAAACTATGACGGGGGCTCCAGATGTCATATGCGTCGATTTTGAAACACACCCAATCGGGCGACGTCCTGCTTATCCACCGTCCCCCGTGGGCGTCGCCATTGCGTGGCCTGACGGTCGCAAACGATATTGGCGTTGGGCGCATACATCTGGTGGCAACAACTGCACCGAGCAGCAAGCCTGCCTAGCGCTAAGCGAGGCGTGGGAAAGCTCGCTGCCTTTACTGTTTCACAATGCTCATTTTGACGTTCAGGTAGCATGCGAGAAGCTGGGCGCCCCGGAGCCGCCGTGGCAGCGCGTCCACGACACGCTGTTCCTCGCCTACCTCTGCGACCCGCACGCGCGCAGCCTCGGGCTGAAGGAGTTAGCAGCTGATCTGCTGGGCTGGCCGGCTGATGAACGCGACGCTATCGCGGACTGGGTGTGGGATAACCGGCACCAGCTGGAGCAGACCTACCCGCAGTACGGCAAGGTGAACCGTCGCAAGCCCGGCGCGTGGATCTTCGCCGCGCCCGGCAGCCTTGTGGAGCCGTACGCGATAGGCGACGTGGACCGCACGCTGGCGCTGTTCAAGCATCTGTGGCCCATCGTGCAGCGTAACGGCATGGGCGCTGCCTACGACCGCGAGCGCCGCTGTTTGCCTATCTTCATGGAGAATGAGCGGCGCGGTATCCGCGTGGACGTGGAACGGCTGCACGACGACATGAACGATCCCATTAGCGGCTATCATATGCAGTTTCACTACGTCGAGGATTGGCTGCGCCGGGAATTGCATGCTGGTGGGCTCAACTTCGACGCGGACCAGGACGTCGCGGCCGTTCTGCTGCAGCGTGGCGTCGTGCCGCAGGAGAACTGGGCGCAGACGGCGAGCGGCCAACTCAGCGTCAGCAAGGACAATCTGCTGCCCGAGCACTTCACCGGACCCAACGGAGCGCAGATCGCGTCGGCGCTGGGCTACCGCAACCGGCTCAAGACATGCCTGAGCATGTTCATGGAGCCGTGGCTGGAGCAGGCCGAGCAGATGGGCGGCTACGTCAGCACCAACTGGAACCAGGTGCGCGGCGATCGTGGCGGCACGCGCACGGGGCGACCGAGCACCCAGGATCCTAACCTGCTGAATATCAGCAAGAGCTTTGAGGGCAGAGATGACGGTTATCAACACCCTGCGTTCCTGGGCGTAGAGCCTCTGCCGCTGGTGCGCAAGTACGTGCTGCCCGATGAGGGAGAAGTGTTTTTGCACCGCGATTTTGACGGGCAAGAGCTTAGATTATTTGCGCATTTCGAACAGGGCGATCTCTGGCAGCAATACCAGGACAACGCAGCACTAGACCCGCATGAGTTTGTGGGCAACGAACTTATGCGTGTTGCTGGCCGCGAGCTGGAGCGCACGCGCGTCAAGACGCTGAACTTTCAGTCCATCTACGGTGGCGGCGTGCCGGCGCTGCAACGCAAGCTCCGCTGTTCCATCGCAGAGGCGAAGCAGTTAAAGGCGTTCCACAACGCAGCGTTGCCGGGGCGCAAGCTGCTGAACGAGGAGATCACGCGCATCGTGCGCCGCGGCGAACCGATTCGCACCTGGGGCGGGCGTCTCTATTATCCTGAGAAGCCTGGCGCCGATGGACGCGACAAAATTTACAAACTGATAAATTACGTGGTGCAGGGCAGCGCGGCTGATCTCACGAAGCAGTGTCTGATTGAGTGGTACGAATCAGGTGCGCGCAAATCACGCTTTCTTGTCACAGTGTACGATGAAATCAACATAAGCACTAACCCTGACAGTGAAGTTTTGGAGATGGAACTGTTGCGCACTGTGATGGAGGAGCCTAGGTTGAGCGTACCGATGCGTTCGTCGGGGAAACGTGGTCTCAGCTGGGGAGCACTCACAAAATGCGCTTGAAGTTCATCCTGCACTACTGCGTGACACAGTGGATTTTCGGACTGGACTTCGCAGAGTTTCCCGAGTGGGGCACATTGTACTTGGGGCCATGCGCACTGACATGGGCGCGCGATGGCTAAGCAGCTCGATAGCTGGTCGTACTCGCGCTACGCGCTTTACGAGACGTGTCCTCTGAAGCTGAAGCTGAGCGCAATCGACAAGATCAAGGAGCCGACGTCGCCGGCAATGGCGCGCGGCAACAAAATCCACAAGGGTATCGCCGAGTACGTTACCGCTGCCAGTGACGCACTGCCGCAGGAGGCAATGCAGCACCCGTTCCCGCTGAAGCTGATTCGGGAAGTGCGCGAGCAACCTGACAAAGTAATCGAGCAGCAATGGGGCTACACGAGTCGTTGGGCTCCGACTGGCTGGTTCGGCAAGGACACCTGGTTCCGCGCAACGCTGGACGCCGCGGTGCTCTACGAGGACATGCACGCCGATGTGGTCGATTGGAAGTCTGGGAAGCAGTACGAAACCAATACGGACCAGATGGAGCTGAACGCCGTGGCTCTGATGTGCCACTTCAAGCCAACTCTGTCGGTCACTACGCGCATGGTCTATCTGGACACGGGGAACGAGACGACAGCCGAGTACACGCGCCAGCAACTACCTGATTTGAAAGCGAAATGGGAGGCCAAGATTGCGCCCATGTTCGCTGATACGGCGTTCCTGCCGCGACCGAATGACAAATGTAAATTCTGTGATTACGCGAAGTCGAAGCAGGGGCTCTGCCGCTTCGGCTAGTAACAAATAATGTGTTGACGACGCCGCACTATGCCTTGTAGGTAAGTAGGTATTCCGCCATGAAAGGAGACATTTATGGCAGTGCACACGAAGGATCGCCAGAAAGGCGAAGCGGTATCGCCCACTAACACCATGCGGCTCATCAAGTCGCTTGGCGTCACGGCAGCCGCACGCAAACTCGGGGTCAGTACCACCACTCTGCACAAGGCGCGGCGCACGTCGCTAGTGTCGCGCGTCGTGGAGGTAGCCGCAGAAGGCGTTATCCACAGCGGGGAATCGCTGCCAGCGCCGAAACAGGAGGCCGCGAACGGAGAATCGCGCGTCATGTTTCTCCTGGACGTTCCAAAGACGAAAGCAGAGATCGTGGAGCGCATGGCGCAGGCGCTCGGCGCGGAGTTCATCACCGTTTGACGGGTAAGGGAGGCGTGTTATGACGGGGAATGACGCCAGAAGCACGCCTCCTGAAACGCGTGATGAACTATTCGCGCAGTATGGGTGGAATCCCCCTAAGGCTTTCATTCCAAAGGGGTGTGAGTGTTGGGTTCCCCGATTTGCTTATTCTCCTGTCAAATGGACGTGCCCTGTTCATGGAGTGCAAGCGTTTAGGTGGGAAACCAACACCTTTACAACTGCACCGGATAAAGCAACTCCGTGAGCTGGGCTTCACCGCAGAGTGGTGCGACAATTTCGACGCGGCGCGCGCCATCATCGCATCAGCCTTGGATAGCGCGAGAGTACCAAGCCCGCGCAGTGGAGCATCTGCGCACCCACCGATCGGCGGGGCTGGCGCTGGATCCCGGCCTCGGAAAGACGGCAGTGACGCTGCGCGCGTTCTGCGATCTGAAAGCAGCCGGCCAAGCGAAGACCATGCTGGTGATCGCACCACTGCGCGTCTGCAGGCAAGTCTGGCGGCAGGAAGGGTTGAAATGGACGGAGTTCAGACATCTCCGTTTCAGCCTTTTACACGGTTCCAAAAAAGAACAACGGCTTAAGGACGACGCCGACGTCTGGCTGATAAACCCGGAAGGCATAGCGTGGCTATGCAAGGCGTTCTACGGCCGGCAATTACCGTGGGACGTGATCTGCATTGATGAATTGACTAAATTCAAAAACCATGCGGCAGAGCGAAGCAAAGCACTGCGCCCACGTATTCACGGTGGCAGGTGATGGCGGCACGGGCAGGCGAAGCGTGGCAGTTCTTGTTGCGCGCAATAAATTCGGACACAGAAGGCTGCATAGAGTGGCCCTTTAGCACAACGAAGCGCGGCTACGCTAAAGTGGCCGTTGCGCGGCGTACAAAGGATGCGGGGCGCGTTGTTTGTGAAATGACGCATGGTCCTGCGCCACATGGCAAAGAAGCTGCGCACAGGTGTGGCAACAGGTTATGTATAAATCCTGCCCACATAAGGTGGGAGACGCGCAAAGCGAATCATGCCGACAAGCTGATTCACGGTACACACCAGCGTGGCGAGCGCTGCCCTACTCACAAATTAACTGCTCCTGAAGTTTTAGCTATTCGCGCCGCCAAGACCGCCGTGGGGCTCTCAGAGCGATTTGGAGTGTGTCATGCACAGATAGGTAGAATCCGCCGCCGCGTGCAGTGGAGCTGGCTATGGTGAAATATATTTGGGGTCTTACTGGCAGCCTGCTCCCCAATGGCCTGCTTGATCTGTTCGGGCAGCAGCTGATGCTGGACGGCGGCGCGGCACTGGGTCGCTACATTACGCACTACCGCGACCAGTACTTCCAGCTCGATTACAACGGGTTCGATTACCACCTGATCCCAGGCGCAGAGAAGCGTATCGTGGCGAAGATCGCGCCCTATTGGCTCCAGATGTCGGCCGAGGACTATCTGCAGATGCCGGCGCTGGTGAACGACGCGCGGCTTATCGACATGGAGCACGATGCGGCCAAGACCTACGCCAAGATGAAGCGTGACATGCTGGCCGAGCTGCCGAGCGGCGTAGTGACGGCGGCCAACGCAGCGGCGTGCTACAGCAAGCTCAGCCAGATGGCCAACGGCGCGGTGTATGTATCGCAGGACCATAAGACTGTGGCGCATATCCATGACGGCAAGCTGGATGCCGTGGAGGAGCTGGTAGAGGAGCTTGACGGCCAGCCGCTGTTGCTCGCCTACGAGTTTCAGCACGACGTAGAGCGGCTACGCGAGCGCTTCGGCAAGGATTTGCCGTGTCTCGGCAAGGGCACCACGCCCAAGCAGGAGGACGAGTACATCGCGAAGTGGAATCGCAACGAGCTGCCCATCCTCGCCTGTCACCCTGCTAGTGCGGGCCACGGTCTTAACCTGCAGGAAGGCTCAGCCGCGCATGTGTGCTGGTTCGGCGTCACCTGGGATTTGGAGCTATACGACCAATTCATACGGCGCATCCGGCGCAGCGGCAACGTGGCGCAGCGGATATTTAATCATCTACTGATCGTGCGCAGCACCATTGACGAGTTGAAGCTGGAGGCGTTGGGTGATAAAGACCTGACGCAGACACGGCTTCTCAAAGCCCTTAATCTGGAGATCACCCACGCGGGCGGGGACATGCCCGTTAACGACGGACGGAGACTATCGATGGTAACGAGACTTTCGAGACAGAGTGACGCAGCGCCCAATGGTGCTATGGTGACGCAGGCGCAGCCGGAAGGCCGCGTCGTACCCCGCGGCTGGGGCTCAGCAGCAAGCGGCGCCTCACAGGACGCTGCTGCAGGGCAACGCGAGCGCATCCAGGAGCAGATTGCCCCTTCCATAGAACAGGCGCGTAGCGCCTTCTCAGGGGCTGTGGCGCAGATGCGGGCTGCTATCGAGCAAGAGCCTGCGGAAACAGTGCAGCCACAGCGCACGTTCGCTGGCAACGGCCACGCACCAGTCGAAGATACGGCGCGCATAGTCCCACAGGAAGCTGCCAAGCCAACGCGCTCGCGCAAGACAGCGGAGCCTGTCAGTACGGACGTTCCGTCGCACCTTCGCCTGGAAATCCTCAAGATCGCATTCAATGACCCTGCGACGTCCATGACGGACGGCATGGAGATCGCCAAGGAGTTCCTGGAGTTCGTCCGCGGCGATGCTTGACCGCCTTCGTGCCTACCTCGGCAACATATTCCAGGACCAGCGCGGTAATCCGTCGTCCAAGCGCTACTTCGCAGCGTTGGCATGGCTTATCGTCGCTGGCTCCTGGATTGCCAACGTGGTCTGGCGCGTCGTAGTGGACTCCCATATCATACAGGCAGCCATGACGCTCGGCGGCGTCAGCACGGCGGGCGTAGCGGGCGAGATGTTCGGCAAGATCGGGCAGCCTGCTCCACCGAAGCCGCCTGACGCTGGCGCGCATCCTGATAAACCGGAGTGAGCATGCTAAACCCCTACGTCCTGCTCGGCATGCTGCTGGCCGCGATCGGCTTATTTGGCGGCGGCTACTACGAAGGCCACAAGTCTGCGTCCAACAGCGACAAGGCGGCCGTGCTGACGAAAGTAGTAACGCAGGTGAAGTACCTGCCGGCCGAGACCAAGCGCGTGCACGACCAGGTGGTTCACATAAAAACCGTTCATGACAAGGTGTACGTCGATGTCGTCAAGACTGTGCCTGACAATCGCGTTTGCGATGTCGCTCCCGCTGCTATCGTCATGCTCAACGCCAACCGCGGCACCCTGCCTGCCTCCCACTGATGCGCTGGAGCTGGCGCAGCCGCTCCCGCCGATCGCCGCCGATCAACCTGACGGCGCTGTATCTGAGCGTAAGCTGGTGCAGACGGAGACGGATGACGTGGCGAACTATAACACGCTGGCGGTACGCCACAACGCGCTAGTGGCGCACGTCAGGAAGTTTTGCCAATAAAGTGATCGCGCTCCGCGATACGGCGCCGCTCCAACCCCTCCAGAACTTCACCCGCCTGGCGGTCCCAGCGCTCAAACTCGTTCGCCGCGCCGCCGTAATCGCTGTCGTTAAGCTTGCGCAACAGCGTCGACTCCTCGAAATTGGTAGCGCCGACGTTGAACACGAAGCTGCACAGCGCGTCGAACTGCGCCTGCGTCAATGACACAGTGACGTGCTCGTTCACAGCCGCCACGGCCCAGCTCACGTCGTCGTGCAGCCACTCCTCGGCCAGCTTGGCGTCGCACGTCGTGGCGCCAGTCACGCCGCGGGTATGTCCATAGCCGCACGTCCACTTGTCGTGGTGTGTTGGCATGTACGCCACGCTGCGGTAGCGCTCGTAGGACTTCAGGAAGTCGTAGAGCCACTGGCTGGGTTGCATCATGGCTCGTGGCCGCCGTTCGCCGCCAGAGTGGCGTAGCCAGCAATGTCTTCCCAGTGGTCGCGGTGGTTGTGATCGCCCGTGATGATGCGGCTTATCTTGACGGAGATCATCTCCAGGGCGTCGCGCTGCACGTCGGTAAGGCGGCCCCAGCCGATGGTGTTGCGCAGGATAGCGCGGTGGCGCTGCGTAAGCGTTGCCTGCTCAGCGTAGACGCCGTGCGTCTTGCCGCGCTCACCGAGTAGCGTAGCGGGCTTGGGTGCCGGTGCAGGCGGCACAGGCCCTTTGAACTCTACAAGTGCCGGGTAGCAGATCGGGCAATCCGGCTCCCAATGCGGACCACATGCCAGCTTGTTGCCGCTTAGCTTCTGCACGCCAGTCATACCTTGCTCCATGACAGGTAAAGCGGGCCAAGCCCCAGGGTGAGCCCGAAACGTCCGATGACGTGGGAGCCAAGCGACAGCGATAGCGGCAGGCTCCAGTAGCGCAGCTTCAGGATCAGCGCGACGGTGAAGATGTTGGTGTTGCCGCGCGGGACGCCACTCCACAGCAGCGCGTCGTCGCAGCGTCTCACTTGTCCAGCGCCGTCATGTAGAGATCGAGCAGCGCCGCAGCTTCCTCGCGCGCCTTGAGGTCCATCTTGCGCAGGCGCATCACCTTGCGCAGCGTGGGGACGTCGAAGCCTTGCGACTTTGCCTCGGCGTAAATTTCCTTGATGTCATCCTGGAGGACGGCCTTCTCCTCCTCCAGGCGTTCTATGCGTTCGACATTGGACATGAGCATCTGCTTGGCGTTGTCGCCGACGCGGAAATCGAGATCAGGCATTTAGGTCTCCATCAGAACGATTGGTTTTATGTCCACGACGCCGAGCTTGTGGTGGTGGTACATGAGATATTGTGTTGGCGGCGATGGCCGCATGCGGAACGCTTTGGCGTACTCGCTGTAGCCAGGCAGGCAGCCGTTGCACGTCACCCAGTCTAAGTGGAGCGGGTAGTGGTGATGCCCCATATGGACTTCATCTACGTGGTTGCCGAGCGCCGCTTGCTCAGCGATGACCTTTTGTGCGCCCCTTAAAATCGTCGCTGCTGGGCCGATGAACCCTTGACCGCCGCGCGTGCCGATGCGATCGCCGTGCGTAACGAGTATGTTGCGGCCGTAGATCGGGAAGCGGACGTCGTACGATTCCGACACCTGAAACGAGACGCGCTTATCGGTGTTGAAATGCCGACGCAGCATGTAGCCTATAAGACGATCGTAGCTATGGGCGCTGGTGTTCTTCGTCCCTGGCTTGAACGTCGTACGATCGTGGTTGCCAGCCGCTCCCGGAGCTTTAACCTCAACTCTGCCAAAGGCGTCGGCCAGCTTGTAAATTCCCGCTGACTCCTCCTCAAAGGCAAGCTCCACGGCTTCGATGGGAGTAAGGTCATCGGTCTCCCGCAGCTCGTCATGGATGCCGCCGCTGATTGTGTCGCCGCCGCGCACGTAGATGATGCCGGGATATTTCCACAGCGAGCCCGCGTGCTCGAATGACAGATAGATCGTCGTGTCGATCATGCGGCGATAGCGCGAACAGAAGATGCCCGAGTCGTAGCCGTAGCCCGCTTCCGTCTCCTCCTTGCGAATCACTTCGCCGATCTGGAAGTCGGACGTCAGCAGGTACGGCATGTGCTCGCGCTTGCGCCGCGGGTGCGACGGCAGCGACCACTCGGCTGGCGCGAGCGATGCCTTGGCCGCCCACTCAAGATCCTTGATGCGCTGGTGCATCTCCGCGAGCTGCTTGAGCGCATCCTTCAACTTCGCCTGCCCAGCGCGGCTGTCGGCGCGCTCGCGGTGCTCGATGGCGTGCTCAACGATGGTCTTGGGCGCAGGCGCCAGCTTCTCGGCCAGTTTGGGGAACCGCAGCGCCGCCTGCTCGTAGCGATGGCGGAAGGTGGGAGTGGCACAACCAGCCGCTCGCCCGGCCAAGGCGTAGTTGCCACCAGCTTCGCTGAATAGTCTCAACGCCTGCTTACACAGCGCGTCGCTCAGGTGTTTTGCAGCCACGGTGTCTCCCGTCGTGTAAGGGCGACACTGCTACGTGGCGTGGCGGCGTGTCAAGACGAAACTTTATTGAGCGTAGCCGTGCTCTGCTGTGCCGCGTCGGCCAGTGTCTGCGCTACTTTGGCGCTGTCCTCGGCCACAGCTACATGGGTCTGCGCCGTGGCAGTCAGCTTCTTGGCCGCTTCCTGCGCCGCATCCAGCATCTTCTGCGCCTCGATGCGCGCTGTTTCGATAACGCGCTGTGCGGTGCGCGCGGCTATCGCCGTGCGGCGTTGTTCAAACCTGTCGAAAATCTGCAAGGTGTAAAGGATGAACGCAGCCAGCGCAGCCAGCGCAGCTATTGTGGCGTACACCAAAGGCAAGCTCACAGTCAGTAGAGCTACAATGGGGACGCCGGCCGCTGCGTTTACAATGTGCATAACAGGGGGTGAATGCTGGTGGTACATCATTGCGCCCCACCCTGCGACAAATAGCTGCCCACCTGCGCCGCCGCCGTGCCGCCGAGGATGGCGCCCAGGCGCCGGATGTCATCAGCCGACGCTTTGCCGCGGGCGAGGTTGGCGATGCCCTGGCGCACGATGCGCGGGTCTTGGCTGAACAGCATCTTGGCAACGTGCTGCTGCACGGCTTCGGGCAGGTGCAGGCCCGGCACGGCGGCTTTCATCGCATGGTAGACCTGGAACACGGAGCCAGGATGGCTGACGGCGGCCATGGTCGCCTGCCCTGCCTGCTGTACCCCAGCTGTCTGCTGCGGATGCACCGTGCCCGGCGCGATGCGCTCCAACGCCTGCTGCGCCGTGGCGAGCGCGTTGCCGTGCTCGTAGCCGGCGATGCCCATAGGCGTGGTGAGAGCCTTGGACGTGAGCGAGTCGCCCTGCGGCACGTCCGCCATGGCACGTCCGGTCAGTCCGTGTTGGAACCCATCCGTGTAGTGGCTGAGCCCGCGGTACTGGTTGAGGGCCTTGCCATAGTCGGGATCGGCCTTGATACCGAGTCCTTCCACCTTGCTCGCGACGTCTGCGAACTCCTTGGCGAGCAGAGGGTCACGGCTGTTCTGCGACCCCGGCGCAGGGCGCATGAGGCTGTTCTGCTGGTCGCGGAGCGCCTTACGGATTATCTCCACGTCCTCGATGGTCGCTGAGCCTGTCGCGACGCGCTGCAGCACAGGGCTGGTCTGGCCGATGCGCGCATTGATCGCGGTATTGGGGCGCAGTGCATATTCCACATGTGGATCCGCCAAGATGCCCGTAGGGTCAGGCACGGGCGTGTCTTTCAGCTTCACGCCGGTTTGCGGGTGCGGCATGTTCATTACGTCGTTCATCTGAACGTCGCGGAAATCTGTCTGCCCCGCCGCAGTCTGCGGGCGCGTGGCTGAGTTGGCCGCAGCGAGCTGCTCATGGAGCGGAGCGCCGCCTGCGTTCGCAGCCTTCGCCGCTGCTTCGCCGATCGTGGCGTTGTCGGCCGCGAGCGCCTGTAGCTTGCCCTGTGTTTTCAGGTCCGCGAGCTGCGCCATAGACGGTACTTGGCCGGTGAGCTTGAGGAAGGAGTCATATGCCTTCTCCACTACAGCCTTGCCGCCGAAATGGTCAGCTAGGGCCATGATGGCGCGCTGCGACGGGCCTGCGAGCTTATTGAGCGCCCAGCTGGCGACTGGCCCGGCTACTACACCCACGCCGCCACTAACGGCACCTGTGAGCGCGGCTTGCGGCTTATCCTGCCCACTCGCGATTCCTTGGGCAGTGCCAATAGTGGCACCTGTGCTGAATGCCTTTATTGTATTCCTCACGCCTTGGCCCGAGACGGGACCAACAGCAGTTAACACACGCCCGACAACAGGCACTGCGCGCCCGAGCGCGTTGAGCGCTCTGCCGCCTAGTATGGCTTGATCTATAGCGCCCGCTGTCCCACCTATGCCGCTCGCTATGGGGTGTTTTTCCGCTTCGCCCTGACTCGTGCCGCGGGCGTAGGCGAGATCTTCGTCATACGTGTTGGGGGTCTTGGCGCCGCCCTGACCTTTGCCGAGCAGATGCTGCGCTGCGTAGATCGCGCCTGCGTTGATATAGTTATCGAACGGAATGGCTTGTTGCGCGAATTGCGCGGCGCCAGCCATGAGTGGGTTAGTGTCGCCACCAACTTTTTGACCCGCTGCGTTCTGATCGTTAGGCGCCGGGCCACCACGAATCAGGTCAGCTATGCCGCCTACCGTGGGCTGGCGCATCTGCTTTATCTGATTGGCGAATATCTGCGCGCTCTGCGTGTCGCCGGCTTGGTCCGCCTTCACCAGCGCCGCATTGAGTTCGTCAATGCTGGCCATTACTGGATTCCATACTTCTTGTACGCGGCAACAGTCGCAGCGTCAGGCGCAGACGATTGCTCCAGCCCTGGAGGGTCGAAGCCCCAGTTCTGCTTGTAGGCCGCAGCGGCGTGCTGATAGAGCGAGTTGACCGCCGTGCGGAACAGCTTGGCGTGAAACTGCAGCTGCTTCGCCGACTGGTCCTGCTCCATGTTGCCGTAAATCTTCATTGCGGCGTTAGCTTCACTCTGGAGCACGCGGCCGATGCCGGTCTGTCCTTGCGCGTTCTTGAGCGATGATATCCATGACGTCAGCCCGAGACTGCTTAGCGTCGCGAGGTTCGCCTTCAGGTTCGCCTGCGCTGTGCCGGGAATGTCCTTGATGAGACTCCCAACGCCGGTTGTATAGGGCGTGATCTGCTTGTCCACGCTATCTAGGATGGTGTTCGCCGTCTGTAGGTTGGTCTTTTGGGTGGCGATGCTCTGCGCCTGGCTCACTGCGAGTGCGCGTCCCTTGCCAGTGAGGCGCGCGAGCGGATCAGCCGCAGCGGCCTGCGCAGGAGCGCCTGCATTGAGTGGCTGCCCGTTCTCGTGCTGGGCCATCGCCTCCATGAGCCGGCCCTTAACGTTGGGGTCCGACAAGTCCAGCTTGTCGTTGGGTCCGACGCCCATGCGCTTGGCGACGTCAGCGACGTACGCAGGTGTGTTGTTCTTGGGGTTCGGGCCAGACCATTTCGTGACGATCTGTCCAACGGTAGTGAGTCCGTCGGCAGCGTAACTGTCGATTTGCTTGCTGGCAGCGAGCATACCCGCCGTGGGCGTGCTGAACTGTGCCTCCTTACCTCCCGGCTGTAGGTTGAGCGCGTTGTTGCTGCGCACGCCGAGCGGCGCCGTGGGCGCGATCGGCGCGCCGTCAGGCCCATAGGTCTGGTTCGCCGCGCGCACCCGTGCGTTGTAGTCCTGCACAGACTCCCCAGCCCGCTTCGTCACCGCGTTGGTCGCGGCTGTGCTGGCGTTCTGCTGCCCTACAGTCGTCGTGCCGCCGAGCCCTTGCTGCGTAATGTTGCCGTATTGGTCGCGGTTTAGCGCGACAGGGTTGCCCTGCGCATCGAGGCCGAATGTCGGCTGGCCCTGCACTTTCACCGGCCCAATAAGAGCCTGGCGCAGTGAGTCTATGTGTGCTGCGCCGCCTGGTGCTGCGAGGGCGTCTTGGAGTTGCTTGTAGTGCGCAGGATCGCCCAAGCCGAGTCCTTCAGCTGCGGGGCCGATGATCTGGTCGAACGTCTTTGGATCCACGGAGCCAGTAGTGGGGTCAACGCTGCCCTCCAGCGCAGTGAGCGCGCGGTACTGGTCCATGCGCTGCTTAGACTGCACCGTATCTTGGTTCGTGGCATTCGTCGCAGCGACTTCGCCCGGTGCTGTCTGTTGCGCTTTGCTCGCGTTGATGTCCTTCAGCCAGTTCTCAGGATCGCCAGCCGGGGCGCCGTAGATTTTGGTGAGCGCGTTGAACGCAGCGTTCTTGCGCTCCTCGGCGGTGATCGCAGAGATGTTTGCAATGCCCTCACCCTGCATCGCTGCTTGGTCGAACGGATCGGCCATTTACAACCCCCGGAAGGGCAATATGCCCATGATGTCGCCAACCGCGCCGCCCGCGCCACCTGCCGCTGATTGAGCCGCAGCGCTGGCGCCCGCACCGCCTGCCTTTGCAAGCACGTCGCCAGCCTGTATGCCACGGTTGGCTTGGTTACCGAGTTGGTCAAGATAGTTGCTGAAGTAACCACTACCGAGATCCTGCCCATAAGCGGTCAATGCTTTGCCGGTCGCGCCACTATTCAGCAGCCCCTTCGCGGCCATGTTTCCAGTGATCGCGTTGCTGCCGCTCGCAAGGCGGAAGTTGTAGCCCGTCGAGTTCAGGTAGTTGTCGTAAGCATTCTGTGTGCCGGACTTCATCGGCTCGGTGCCGAGAAGTTGCGCGATCATGTCGTTCGCAGCGCCGCCTTTGTTAAGGTAGTTCTGCCCGATCGGCCCTTTGTTGAGCACGTTGAAAGGATGAAACGCTGCGTTCTCGCCTTGCTGACCGCCGAAGATCGAGCCAATGCCGCCGATTACGCCGCCGATAATGCCGCCCATTTCAGAGATCCAATCGTTTTGAGAAGTGCATTTCTACAGGGATAAAGCCCATGCGGCGAAGCAGCGGCGAACAGTCGTGCGCCAGCTTCGATGTCACATGCCAGCGCTGCACCTTGCGCTTACGCAGCTCGGCCTCCACCTGGCGGAACAGCTTCACCCCGCCCCAGCCGCGCAGCCGGTACTCGGGCCGGATGTAGAAGATGTCGCCCGTGCAGGCATAGCAGGACAGGTAATGCAGCTCAGGGAACAGGAAGCCGATGAAATACCCCGCCAGCCTCTTGTCGTCGCGCAGCGTCACCACGAGCACGCAACCTGCCGTGTCTAGTGTCCGGTATGCCTCGTAGTTGGGATCTAGCGGTATGTCCGGCGCCGCTGCCAGTTCCCGCCAGTGGTCAGGATAGATTTCCTGCAGTTCTGGCAAGACCTTGGTGTAAGGCTCGGCTTGGGCTACCAGCATAGACAGTCGCGCTACAGATGAGCGATGCAGGCCATGTATCGCCGGGCCAGCAGCTATGGCGCGGCGAAGCCGCGAAGGGCGAAGATGCGACGCTACAACACAGCGCCATAGATGGCAAGGGGTTAGCCTAGCACGCGCGCCTGGACACTGCATTTCGTGATGTCGTCGGTGAGCAGATATATCGTGGCGCTGCCAACGAGGTTGACGTTGGTGTCCAGGAAGTCATTGTCGCCATTGAACCGCCAGTTTTCTATGCGGCAGGTCAGGCGGTTATTGGACGCCGCGTGCACGCTGAACGAACAGTCGTAGCGGTGCAAGCCCTTCCAATTGTTGTCGGTATTGACGCCGCGCGCCACGCCCAGCGCGTGGAACGTGCCGCCGTTGTTCCAATAGACCACGCTGTTGTTGTCGCTCTGGACAGTCAGCACGTAGCCATTCGTCCCGTCCGAACTGACGAGCACCTGCGACGAGTTGACGCCTGACGTGTACACCTCGGCCAGGATCTCCAGCCGCTGTCCCGCCGCGAGCGAGAACGTCACGGTGGACGGATACATCGTCTGCGTGAAGTACGTCCCGCTGGCGCCGAACGCGACGTTGGCCCAGCCGCCTGGCGCGGCACCACCGCCAGGCAGATCGGCAGAGACCAGCGCGCGGAACGATGGCTTAGTCGCGCCGCCCGACGTCGGCCCCGCGTACACAAGGTTCGCCGACTGTGTGTTAAGAGTGCCAGTAAGAGTGCCAGCGCCCGTGACGGGCGAGCCGCTGACGGTGTAGAGGCCGCTGTCAAGCGCCAGCCCCACCGACGTAACGGTGCCGCTGCCTGGGCCGCTGTTGGGGAGATCGGCCGGCACCAGCGCGCGGAATGTAGGCTTCGCTGCGGCGCCGGACGATGGACCGGCGAACACAAGGTTTGCGCTCTGCGTGTTGAGCGTGCCGGTGAGCGTCCCCGTCTGCTTCACAGGAGAGCCCGTCACGCTGTAGAGCCCGCTATCCAGCGTCAGACCTACCGACGTCACAGCGCCTTTGAACGCGGCCAAGTGCGTCTGCAGGTTGTTGATCGTCGTAATGGTAGTGTGCTGCGCCGCCCACTTGCGCATGAACTCGTTCGACGGCAGCCCCGTGGCGGGGTCTACAATCGGCACGTTCCACGTCAGCGGGTCAATCCGCCTGACGCTCACTGCTGCGACTCCTGCGGTGCGTCGTTGTCGAAATCATCTATGAACGCGTCGCAGCCGTCGATACGAACAAGACCGCCTGAGTCCGTCAGCTCGAATATGCGGCCCGGCGCGTTGAACGAGCCCAGAGATCGCCACGCGATCTCGCCGCTGAAATCGCTTTCCGACAACGTGAGCGAGAAGTATGGGCTCCAGGTATTGCCTTGGTCGTCGCTGAAACGCAGGTTGAACGTGGCGCCGTTCACCTCGTCCAGATCGCCTGCTGACGCTGAGACACGCACCGCGTCAACGGCGTGGTAGGTGCGGCTACGTGTCACGAGTGCACCCGTAACGGCGTGCGTGATGTCGCGGAAACCCTCGTCAAGCATCGCCGCGGGGTCCAACTCCCACACCTGACTCGTACCAATGTCGCCGGCCACGATGCGCTTACCCCACATCGTTCCCTGGTGCATGTTCCATGCGCCGTAGCCTTGGGTACTGAATTTGGCCCAGCGGTTCGACACGGTGTCGAAAACGAAGGTGCCTTCGGTATAGAGGTCCAGCACGTAGAACGTGTGACCGTCCAGCGTGAAGGTCCAGGCGCGTGTGCGCTTCTGTGCGCCGTAGACGGGAGGCGGTGGTGTCGGCTCGGCTGGCGCTGGGTTGGTAAGCGGCAGCAGCTCAAGTCCGGCGAAGGGGCCGTCGTTAGATGAGCGGTGATTGGCCCAAATGTTCTGCCCCGTGGGCTCGTAGAGCGTCAGCGCTTCCGTCCACAGCGGGCCGTTCCACAGCGAGCGCGCGTAGACGTTCACGGCTTTGTTGAACGGCGTCACGACGTAAATGTTGCCCGCAGAACCTACAGTGTAGTTGCTGTAGAACTTCTGCAGGTTGTCCGCTTTGTCGTTCGCGCTGACGAGCTGCGCCTGGATCGCGAAGCCGCCCGTGGCCGGGGAGAACGTCCCCACCTTGGCGAGTATTTGGTTGCTGCCCACGTCCCAGGTGTAGATGTCGCCGTTGTCGTACCAGAGCACGAGCACGTTGGGCTGGGGCAAGTACGACAGCGCACTAATATTGGCGCCGTTGTTGACAGGCGTGAAAGTGTTGAGCTTGGTCGCGGTGATGTTGCCGCTGACCGAGTACTGCAGCAACTTCCCCTGCTGGCCGAACCAAAGCATGCTGTCGCTGGAGAACACCTGTGCATTGGTATTCGCCAGCTCAGCAGTGTTGAGCACGCTGTTGTTGGCGACGCTATAAATCTTGCCGAACGTCGCCGCGTAGACTTCTCCGGGGCTAACGGCGAGGAAATGGCCCTGCCCCCAGCCGGTGACGAAACCCGTGTTGGCGAACGTCGTGCGGTTGAGCTGGAAGAACGACGCTTCGGCGAACACGCCGTTAGGCGTCGCGCCCAGTATCTTGCTCCCGCCAGGCGCAATACCGAACTGACAAGGCACCGACGTGTCGGGGACAGTCGTACCGGCGCTAACCAGCCCCGAGCGCAGCAGCGTGCCCGCGGAGTTGAACACAGCCACGCCGTAAGGAAACTGCCCCGCAGGGCCAGCCGTCTGAACGATGACTTCGCCACTCACGTCGTCGCGCTGTATCGACGTCGCGACGGTGTGCGCGAAGCTGTTGACGTCCGTGAAGATCGGGTTGATGACGGTGATCGAAAGAGGCATTACGCCGGATCCCCGTCTTCGCTGCGCAGCTCGGTACGGATACGCTCCTCAATGCCGTGATCGCTGATGCGATGCACGCCCCACTGCGCTGTGTTGCCGAACTGGTAGCCGATCGCATAGACGATCATGTCGTCCGCGATGAGCACAACGCTGTCCTTGACGCGCACGAGCGTGCCCTGGATGGCTCCGCGCTGGTAGACGCGGCCCTCGATAGGCAGAAACGGCGCATCGAAATTGCCGCTGGCGTACCAGTTCTCCGTGGATCCGTTGCCACAGATGACTACCTGGTCGCCCACCGTAACCATGTCGAGGATGTTGTCGGGGTTGGACTCCTTCGACGCGAAGTCCAGCGGGTCAATGACCACCGCGCCGGGATTGAGCCAGTAGAAAATCTGTGTGCCCGCTTCCGACGCGAGCAGGTAACTGCTCACCGACGCGAGCGCGAGCGGGCCGAACTGGCCGGGATAGGCGACGCTCTTGAGCGCGTGCACGTTGCCGCCGCTGAGTGTTCCGCCACCCCAGGCGAGGAACGAGCCGCTAACCACCGTCGTGGTGATGGCGTTACCGTCTGCGTAGACGCTGTTCGACGTCACCACGAGCGTGGTAGCCGCGCCGCCGCCCGCCAGCGTCGCTGCGCCCACGGTGAGGAACGCGCCGCTGAACACCGCTGTCGCCACACTGTTGCCCACCGTGCCGGCCGTGCTCGCCGTCACTACCAGCGTCGTGGCTGTGCTGGTCGCGGTCACGTAGGGGTTGGGGCCGACGATCGCGCTGGAGAAGTCCACGCCTGGCGTGCCGGTGAAGTTCAGCAGCTTCGCCATATTCGCCAGCGACTGGGCGTCAGTGCTCCCGAGCGCGGCTTTGTAGGGCGTGCTGGAGGTGCCGTTGGGCGTGTTGTCGTCTACTGCAGCGCTCCAGGTGTACCAGATGGTGCCAACCTGGATGACCTGGTTGGTGATCGGGCCGCCCGCGAGCGTGAATGTGCCAGTGGCCGAGGCTTGCGGTGCTGTCGCCGTGACGTGCGCCGCAGGCGCGGTCAGGCCGGGGCTGAAATTCACGCCCGGCACGCCAGCGAAATTGAGCAGGTTCGCCATGTTCTGCAGCGACACAGCGTCGCTGGCGCCGAGCAGCGCCTTCCACGGGTGCGACGATGTGCCGTTGTCGTTGACAGAGAAGCCGCCGACGTTCGACCATGTGTAGTATACGCCGTCGATAGTAATGACCTGGTTGGTGATGCTGCCGCCAGAGAGCGTCAGCGTCCCTACGGCATGGCTGCCGCCGTCGTAGTACTGCAGCGCCAGGCTATCGGCGATGAAAAGGCGCTCGTAGCCGATCCCTTTCATCCACGCGATGGAGGGGTTGCCGCTGCCGAATATAGTCCCGGTGATCTGTGTCTTGGTGCCTGCGGTGTTGTAACGGAACAGCGACGGGCCACTGACGACGAATAGGTCGCTGCTCATCAACCCGTCTTTGGAGTAGGTGCCGCGGATCGGGCCGTTGCCGAAGGTAGCCAGCGGCGTGGTACCGGGACGCGATAGCAGCGCCGTCTTTTCACGGAGGTTGCTCGGGTCTTGCTCTAAGTACCTGTTTTCAAGCCTAATTTCCGGCATTCCTGCCGCGGCCCTTTTATAGGCATGGGTTCCTAGGGGTACGGCTACGATGACACGTACTCCTGCTTACCAGAACCAGCGGCCGGAAATTGTGCTCTGTAACGAACGCGGAATGTCGGACGAATTGTAGGTCGTGTTGGCAGCCTGGCGATAGCGCGCTTTGAACTTCTTCAGCATCGAAGTGGCCACAAGCTCCGTCTCCTTGGCCACTACCTTGCCGAACCGCGGAGCCATCCGAATCGCCAGCATGCAAATCCACAGATCGTCCAGTTCGCTCGGAAACGGCATCTGGTCCGTCAACACCATGTCGGCCACGAGCACCCAGTCGCCGAGATCGGCGCGGTAGAGCCACTGAGAGGCCGTCACAGGGGCGCTGTAAGTCTTGGTGTTGGATGTCTGGATGGTCCGGCCGTTGCCGTCCAGCGTGAGCACAGCGCCGCCCACGCCGCCGTCGCCTGCTCCGCTCGCCTGCACCAGACCCATACGGCTGCCATCCTGTGGCGCTTCGGGGAAGAATGCTTTCACCGTCACCTGGCCCCAAAGGATCCTAGTGTTGGCGGGCGGGTAGAGAAACACGTCCTGCGTCGGGTCGAAGGCGAAAGGCGTGGTGAGCAGATCGGCGTCCAAGCCCTGCGGGTAGGGAAGCTGGGGATAGTTGGCCGCCACGGGCGCCGTGCGCTGCGGCGCAGGCAGGTTCCAGTCGCGCAGTTCCTCACCCATCTCGTGGCCGTACATGCCCTGCACGAGGCGATTCAGCAGCTCCAGCCCTTCGGTCTGCTCTGCAGACGTCGGGGTCTGGCCGATCGGGATAAGGTTCGACTCGCGAAACGCAGCCGTAACAATGGTCGTAGCCTGCGTCACGAATCACTCCAATGCAGGAAGCAGCGCGAGCAGCGACTTGATCGGCGCGCTCTCATCAAACTCAATTCCGCCTTCGCGGAGTACCTCACACGCCTTCAGCCGCAGAAGCAGCTTCAACGCGGGCGTCGTGGCGTTCTTCTTGAATGGAATCCCGCCGCGCTCCAGTTCCACGATCAACTCTTGGCGACTCATTTCCACGTCAGGGTGTGTCACGGTGACGCGCACTGGAGCACTGGCGGGATGGTAGTCGGTCCAGTTCGCCGGAACATCAGCCGCAGTCGCGAATATCTTCATCTCGCCCGCGGGGCTCCAGCGCATGAGATTCGTCATCGCGACTCCTAAGAAAAAGGGCGACGGCACAATGGCACCGCCGCCCTGCTTTTGTCCAGTGTCAGGCTGCTACTACGCCAAGCCTGCTACCTTCAATCGCGCCGCCAGCATCACTGCTTCATTGGCGTACGCTGTCCGTTGATTCGAGACGCCTTCAAGCATGGCCTGAAGCATCGCGTTGTCTTGTTTGAACGTCGCCAGAGCCTTGGTCGCGGCTTCAAGCGCGTTTTTCAGGTCGGCTGCGGACGGCTCATCAGCCGCCGCAACCTGTTCATCAGCCATTCGATCTCCTTATTAGCTAGGCAGCAACGGCAGTGTGTACCACTGTGTCGTGCTGTCAGCAACAAAGATCGCGCTGGTGAGTGACGCCATCGAAATAGCGCCGTTGGCGGCGATCGCGTTGATGGTCGCTGCAGCGTCCGGCCACACTTTCAGGATGGAACCGCCTGTAACGCTCTTGACGATACAGACTGTGCCGGCAACCGGAGTTGCAGGCAGCTTGACACCCTTGGTACCGTCCGCAGCCGTGACCGACGTAAACCCGGCCGTGAGCTGTGCCGCGTCCGCGAGCACGGAACCCGTAGCGGCCACTGTGGCGCGCGGGATGACGGGCATGGAGAGGAACGTCTGCACGCCAGTGAACGACTGCGCCGCGTCAGTACGTGCCATCGTGGCAGAGGTTGTCGGCAGCGTAATGGTGACGCTCGCACCCTGGGCGAACGTGGTATTGAACGCGCCGGTCGTGGTGAGATTGCCGGCGAGAGTGATGGAGAACCCGGTATTCGCTACGCCCGTGCCGCCGTTGGCGCCCGCGAGAACGCCGGTAACGCCGGTAGTCAACGGAAGCCCTGTGCAGCTCGTCAGCACACCTGACGCGGGAGTGCCCAGCGCGGGAGTAACGAGAGTGGGCGACGTCGCGAGAACAGCCGAGCCGGTGCCGGTGAACGCCTCAGAAACGCCCGAGATAATCCAGTTTGTACCGTCGTAGACCGCAAGCACGTTGCTTGAGCCGCCGCCGACAGTAACGGTCGCGCCACCGTGCGCGGTCGTAAGGTTGGCATCGGTGAAAAAGTACTCCTGGCCCTTCGTCGGTGCAGAAGGACGCGCAGCGTAGGTGCCGCTCGCGATTGTCGGCGCCAGCATCGCTGTTCCGATGTCCGCCCACGCCGAGCCTGTCCAGAAGAACATCTCGTTCGTGTCGGTCGCGTAGTAGAACGCGGTATTGGTGGACAGCACCTGCGGCGTCGCCGGCTTGTTGGCCGCCGTACCGAGCTGCAGTAGCCCTGCCCAAAGTGAGGAAGCTGCCTGTGCCATTTTCGTCTTACTCCAAATTTCCTAGATGGTGAAAAGGCGGCTGTTACGCCGCCTAACTCACCTGTGATTACGAGCCGCAGATACGCGTGCCGAGGAAGTTGTCCATGACGCTCGCGCCATAGATCATGTCCCATCGGTGGACGTGCTGGCCGGACGTGATGTCGGAACCGCGCCAGTAGCGGATCGCAATGCCGGTATCCGGGTCAGTGGCGAACGACGCCACGCCAGTAAACGGCATCTGGAGACGCGCCGACACAAGAGCGATCGCGCGCTTGTGGAACGCCGACTTGACACGCAGCACAGTGCTGGCCGCACCTGCCCATTTGACGTAGGCGCTATCGGCCGGGATCGTACCGACTGTGCCGAACGCGGAGTTCGCCTTGTTGTCCACGGAGTCCACGGTGCCCTGGACGATGATGGGCGGCGTGATCGTGACAGTAACAGCGCCGCCGCCTGTCGCCGTAGCGTCGGCAGTGACGGTGAACTGCTGCAGATCGGCGAGCAGCACTTGCTGGCGCCAATCCCATGCGAACACATTCTGAATGGTGAAAACTTCGCCAGCTTTGATCGTAGCGGAGGCGCCGACGTTCTTCAGAATGAGCGACTGAGTCATGCCAGCGGTGCCGGCCGAGCCCTTCACATCGCGGTAGTTGACGTTCTGCGTGCCGCCGTTGATCTGCGCGCCCGTACTGGAGCCATCGCCCTGTGTGCGAGTGCCAGTCGTAAGCGACGGGGTTTGCTGCGTTGCGTACCAGTCGATTTCCGAGATGATGGGAATCTTGACCCGCTCCAGCATGCTGCGGTTGATTTCCGGCGTGAAGTCAGAGAGCAACGAGCCTCGGATGGACTGCCCGTCATCGAACGACACGACAGCCGACAAATCCGAGTTGGGACAGCCATTCGCCATGAGGCGGGTGTGCGCCGCCATTGCCTGGTTGGGCGAGGCAATCATCTTGGTAGGATCGGAGGCGTTGCCGCTGATAGTGCCCGACGCCGTGCCCGCGATCCACGAGTTGAACCCGAGAGTCTTGGACGCGATGAACTTGTCCGTATCGTGCGCCAGCGTACTCGCGGCGGACTTCATGGTTTCGTTCTGCATCAGGGCATTGAAGCTCTGGACGTATTCCAGATCGCCGATGCTGATGTGAACGTTCTTGTACTGGTCAACCTGGACGGGCTGGGTGCCGGTCACGAGATCCTGCGCCTGCAGAGCAGCGCCGCTGGTCGCGACGAAGCGCGGGGGCCGCTTGACGTTGATGACGAGTCCGTTCTCGTCCGTTACCTGGTCTTTGAACTGGCCGTCAACGAGGCGGCCGAAAACGAGCTGGTTCTTGAGCAGGAGAAGCATGACATTGGCATACTCCTGCGCATTGAGGAATTGGTTGGTCATGGCGGCTTAAGGGCCTCATTTGGCACGGCCCATTGCGAGTCTTTCAAACGACGCAAAGTCCGTGGTGTCCGCAGACACAGAAGTTGTCGCTCCAGACCCACGCGCACCTTTCAATGGCGTAGGGGCTTGTGTCGTTTTGGCCGGGATAGGAACAACCTTGCCGGTTGCGTCCGACGACGTGGACGATAACTTCGCCGCGAGGCGCCCGAATGCTGCGGCTTGCTCCACCGGAGACTTGCCGTATATCTCGCGCGCTTCCTTGGGGTTGCTAGCGAGATGGTAGGCGACGTCGTACCCTTCGGGGGAAGCCAACATCAGCCTGCCGAGCGTTTCAGACAAAGGCCACGCCTTCGACCTAGCGCCCTCGATGACCACCTCATGGAAGTCATCGTACTTTTTGGCCCCCGCTTCCTCGAAAGCAGCGGCCTGGGCCTGCATCTCGGCAGCGTCGCGCGCTTGCGCGGTGGTCTGCTGAGTCTTTTGCTGGTTCAAGCGATCCGCAGCTAATTCCTGCTTCGTCTCGTAGCGGGCCAGCGCCCGGATATACTTCGTGTCTAGTTCGCCGTACTCGAAATCCTTCGGGTCCGGCGCTACACTGCCGTCCGTTGTAGTAGCGGTAGCTTGCTGTGTCAAGGCCCTACCGTCGCCGCGCGCCTCCAGCGCTGCCAGCCTGCGCTCCAGCGCTTCGCGGGCGCCGCGCTCTGTGTCAAGCTGACGCTCCACCTCGCGCTGCTTCTTGACAGCTTGGTTGATGCGCTCCTGCGCACTTTTCTTGGGCTTCGGCTTTGCCGCCGCAGCAGCTTCGCGCGCCGCCTTATCCTCTGCCGTCTCGCCTTCCGGCGCTTCCTCCTCTGCCTCCTCAGCACCCTCTGCCGCAGCGGCTGTAATAGCCTGCGCCGCTTCGCTCGCTGCCGCCTGGGCGGCTGCGTCAGCCGTTGCTGCAGCCGCGGCACCATCTGCTACCTTGGTGCTGTTGGCGGCGAGGACGCGTTTTTCGTCCTCTGTCGGCTCGCCCTTGGACACTTCCCCGTCCGTGGTGGAGAAGCCTTTGAACTTGGCCATCTCCTGCTCGATTGTGGGTCTTGACTGTACTGCGTCGCCTCGCGGCATGAGTTCTCCTATTTTCCGTCTGCAGTTCGGATCGTTTCGAGATGCCCGCTCAACTCTCGCTCGGCAGCCTGTGATTCCACGTTCGCCGTCTCGTTCGCCAGCTTCGGCCCAACGGCGTCGGCCGTGGCTTCAAAGTTCTTGGCGCGGGCGTTGTTCAGCGTCGCCTCGCTCGTCGTTTTCATGTACTCGGCGATCGCTGCCTGAATCTGAAGTTTCTGTGCTGCTTGCTGCTGTTGCTGCTTGGCTGCCGTATTCGCCAGCATCTGAGGCGTCATGTCCTCGGGGTCCAGCATCTCGGGCGGGAGCGCCATGCGCAGTCGCTTGGCGATCTTGTCCGCGCCGGGCCAGTCCTGCGCCTCCACGATGAGATCGGCCGATACCGCCAGCACGTTCGGCATGGCGTTAGCTAGATTCATCATGTTCTGCGCGGCTTCTATGCGCTTAGTCTGGTAACTGGCACCTGTCGAAACGGTGACGGAGTAACGCCCTATGCCAATGTCGATGCTGCGCTCGTCGCCCATTTTATTGATGAGCACCATGTCCTGCTTGGCGTCTTCGCCCAGCACTTTGATGATACGCGGCGTGTCGTAGCAGATGGGTATGAGATCGTTGATGATAATGCCGGCCTGCTCGATCGCCATTGCCAGATTGTCGTGATAGATCACCGTCCCCGTGTCGCTCACGCGCTGGCGGGCGATGATCGCGGCGCCGCTCACTTCGTTGGACGGCATGCCTAGGTTCGCCTCGTGGATATTCGAGACGTCCTTGATGTCCTGCGTCGTCAACTCGGCCTGACCTAGCAGCGAATCCTCTACCTGTGCGGGCGGTATGCGTTCCGGCTTGTTGCCGGACTCCGCAGCCCAAATGAGCAATGGATTGTCGGATAGATGTGACTGGCGATAGTCGTTCTCGCGGCCCTGCACCGCCGTGTCTGCGGCGAGCCACACGGCCCGCGGCGTCTGCATGATCTTTTCCGCTATGACGCTGCGCCAGTAGTTGTGCAGGCGCTGCGGATCCTTCAGGAAGCGGACGAGCCCCCAGCGATGTTTCCACTCCCCGACGTTGACTTCCCAGCCAGGCACTCGCAGTACCGGAACGCGGCCAATTGGTAGTTCGTAAGGGCCTTCCAGAATATCCAGGCCACTGCACAGGTACATCTGCGCATATTTCTTGTTCACCTCGCGCATGATCGGCGAGCCGTCGTTACGCTGCGCGATCTGCGACAACACCTGTGCCGCCTGCGTCTCGTCGCTTAGCTCGTCCGTGATGTCGCGCGTCGAACCGTCCACCATCAGCGCCAGTGTACGCTTGCGCGTCCGCATGTGCCAATATGTCACAACGCGCACATCGTCTATGGCGATCCAGCCGTTCATGCGCAGATCGCCGCGCAGCGTCACATCCACCACGACGTCAGCCGGCGTCGCCCAGGGCCAACGCTTGTAGAACGCAGTCTTGGGGATGGCGTCCACGACGAAAACGTATTGCGCGTCGAGGCCGGTGGGGTCCGTCAGCATACGATCCCACACCACGGCCAAGTGATCGTTGATGGCTGTGACTTTTATCGCTTGCTCAAAAACGTCGTCGGACTCGTAGTCCAACTCTACCTGGAACGCGCCCATGCCGCACATCACGGCACCTTCAAGCGCCTTGTCGTACGCCACGTCGGCGCGTGATTGCTTCTGGATGTTGCGCATCAGCCCTTCGCGCACACGCGCCACGGCCACTGTGCCGCCGTTGTCCGGCAGTACTTTAATGCTGGTTTCGTTGAGGCGGCGATTGCCTACGATCTGCGCAATGAAGGCAGGCAGCCGGTTGATGGTGAGACACGGCTTACGCGCTGCTTCGCGCCGCTGTCTCGTCACATCATCCCACTGATCCGACACAACAAAACGCAAATCTTCCAGCGCGGCTTCGCGATTCAAGCGGTCAAACTGGACCGAATCATAGAAATTTTGGCGCATCTCATGGAGGAACGCCGTCTCATCAGGATAGCCGTCAGGAAGCCGTACTGCAGGCTTTTGAGCCGTACTTCGCTGCGAATCAGGCCCTTTAAAATCAACTGCGCTGTTACCTAGCATCCGAACGAAAGCAGCCCGTTGTTAGTGCCGTCCTCCAAGTTAACTGCGCGCTTCAAATGTGGCCACGAAATGCCTAGCTGTATCGAACGAACACAGCGGTGTGACACGCCGTAGCGGCGCGCCAAGTCAGAAGCTCGTTCTTCGGATTCCAAAATGTGGCGCGCCTGCTCCTCTGTGAGCTTTGCCTGTGGCACGCGCGAGCCTACGTGGTAATTAGGCCCAAGAGAGCGATCTGCGGAGTTTTCTAGCGCAGTAGCCCAGCGCAAATGCCGTTTATTGCAGCACTGCCGCGTATGGCAAGAGTGCGCCGCCTGAGAGTGTAGCGCGGGTGGTTCGCCATGTGCACGTCGGCATATTTCGCGGCTCGCTATGGTTTGCCTGGCGCCAATACGTAGAGTTGGGTAGCGATTCGAGTTCAAGCGAAAAGGATACAAAATGCAGTCGTCTGTTTCCTGCTTCAGTACCCACTCTACCCATGCCTGCGCAGGCCCTTCGCCCTTTTTCATCAGCTCATCCATGCAGTGGGGCCAGTGGGCAGGTGGTAGTGTGTCTGTGCCACTGGCGCGGCGTCAGGGTTGCCAAACTGTGGCACCTTAGCAGCCTCGCTGTAATGCGTAAAGTGCTCCCGGAAACTGAACGTAAGCGCCACGGCGTCAGCTAGGTCCGGCGAGCGGGCGCCGCGCGCTTTCATTTTCACCTTGGGCTCCAAAATGAAATCGTGGTTCAAGCGAGGCTCCAGCCGCGGCGCAGCTATGTCCGTCTGCAGCTCGGGATCGTCCGGTATGGACGCGCCCTCGGGCAGCATCAGCCACTCGCGCATGCGCGCCCACATTTCGGCGCGGCGGTTAGCCGGGCCAGGCACCTTGGGCTTGGCCATCTTGATCTCGGCCGTGCCGCCGAAGTTCACCCCGCGCACGATTTCTACGTATTTACCGCCCAGCGACTTGAGATTGGTGACGATGGACGCGCCTTCATTGCCCGCATCTATGCACACGCGAACAGGCTTCAGATCGTCAATCAGCGAGCGGATCCACGCCGTTCCCTCAAGGCTGTCGATCTTCTTGCGGTGCTGGACCCACAGCACTTTCATGCCGCGCCGCGCAGCGATGGAGAACCGATCGCCGCCCATGCCGGCCGGGTCCACGCCGAGGATCAGCGGCCCAACGCCCTCAATACCCTCGCGCTTGCGCGCGCGCAGGATGAGCATTGGCGCGATAAACGGCTCCATACCCGCAGGCGGCGTCCAGGCGTCCGAGGCGTCGGCCGGGTACTCGCGGCGGAACAGCAACGGGTCGCCCAGTTCCATGATCTTGCCGCGCCGCCACGCCATCTGCGCCAGCGAGAGCTTGAACGTATCGGCGTACTCTTGCTCGGACATCGTGCCGTCGTCGGCTTCGCTCGACAGTTCAAAGCCCAGCCCAGGGTCGCGCGAGTACTCCTTGGTCCACCACCACGGCAGAAACACAGCAATGTAGTCGCCAAGCCCTGCTTCCGCTTGCTGCCACTTTTCGTAGAAAACGCCGCCCACGCCGTTCGACGTAGTTTCGATAATCACCTCTGTGTCGGCGGCGAGCGGAACGCCCTGCACCGAGGCGGCGAAGTGGTCTGCAGCATTGGCCCAAAAGGCTGCTTCTGAGCCGTGGAACATCGAAATGGAGCGCGATCTGCCGCCTGCCTTTGTGCCGGCCGTCGCCACCACGTAGGACGAATCCAGGCGATCAAATATCATTTCCTTGATGTTGGAGGTGCCGACGTGCGGCGCGATCGGGTTATTGCGCTGATAGCGGTCTACGATGCTGAACAGATTATCAGACGCCATCTGCTCATGGCTCAGAATGTACGTGTTCATGCCTTTTCGCATCGCCGTGCGGTGGTAGAAGCGAGCCGCAACGTAGGTAGACACGCCGGGCTGACGACCTTTCAAAATTAGCGCCCTAACCCAACCTTTTTCGCGGCGTTGGGCCTCTAGCTTCTCGTGTAGCGCGAGCTGGGCGTCGTTCAGCGCCAAAGGCACAGTGTTACCAGCTTTGTCGCGAATTTTTAGACATCGCGCGCCAAAATATGGCAGCGAATCGCTGAGTTTATTGAACTCTTTGAGGTTTATTTCATCGAGCATAAAGGGGTGGCTGCCGGGAGTTTGGTGGGGACCTGGCTCTAAACGCTACGGGGGAGGAGCGAAACCGGCAGCCTTGTGCAGGGGAGACACCCGCACACAGTCAGCCTGCTATAACGCTGCGTCAGTGTCAAGCTAGACGTATCGCGCGCCAGGATGGTTAGCTGGCCATCCATTTACGTGGCCATATTCATGCCTCAGCGTGCAACGGTCATCCTGCGGCCCGAGATCGTCGCGCATGGCAATACGCCACAGGTTGCCAATTTGGTAGGCGCAGCCATAGTAGCGCACCACGTAGCTGTCTTGCACGTTACCCATAGTTAGCGGGCCGCCTGGGCGGCAAATGTGGTCAACCTGTGCGAACGGTAAGCGCAAAACGAGAACCGCAGCGCTGGGCGCGTGATCGTACTGCGCGGGCGGTTCTGTAATGCCGCCGCAAACCTGCATGCCGGGATATTGCCAGTCGGCGCAGGCCGAAAGCATGGCCACAGCCGCGAAAAATAGCATAAGTCTCACTTTTTACGGCCCTTTTTCGCTGCGCGCTGCGTCGAATATGCGATCGCCAGCGCTTGTTTCTTAGGCTTACCAGCGTGCACTTCGGCGAGAAAATTGCCCTGAAACGCCTTTTTAGACGTGGATCTAGTCAACGGCATCGGTGATCTCCACCACTTCGCCGTTTATCACCTGCGCGTCGCGCTGAGCAATGAAATCTTCAACGCTTTTAGACATGCCGTGCTCAACCTGGCTCGGCAGCGAGCGTTTCAGCACGATTTTGGTCACGTCCATGAAGTGGTCGTCGTCTTTTTCCAAAATTTCAGTCAGTCGCACTTGGCCGCCCGCGTCCTGCCAGCACTTTATCGCCATCGGCGCGAAGTCGCGCGGTGACATAGCAGGCACAAGGCCGCCGCCCGGAAGTACAGACGGCAGGTTCGGGGGTTTGCGGAGCTGGACCATAGTGGCGCTATAGCATCAAAAGTTGTGGCTGTCGAACATGGGGTGGTGCTTGCACACTTGTCGCGCGAGGCGCCGAAAATGTGGCCCGTGGTCACTACGATCACGGCAACCGGACGTTTCCAAACGCAGGTGCACCATCTCGTGCGCCATGCTCGCCAGCAACGTCTCCAGACGCGAGTGTCGCGACTGGGAAGCCCGAATGTGATGTTCGCCATCCTTCAACTGGTAATCCGCCCACAGCGCGTACGTACGGAGCACTGAGAATCGCACCTGCGCCGCGGAAGGCAAAGCCCATCGGCAGAACGGTTTGGTTTCCCGCAGCAGGGCGTAGCAGCGGCTCAGTAGCTCGGGCGTCAGTCTCAGCATCGGCGTCCATCAGTCAGAATCGCCCTCTGTCCACATATTGCAGCAGGCGTTGGGTTTCACTTTGGTAGGCAAATCGAAATGATCTGGCATGTTGTGATTCAGCTCAGCAAACAGACCGCACTCGCTCTCGCCAGAATCAAAAAACGTGCAACGGTGACACTGCACGCGGTCATCAACTAAGCCGCTTTCTTCCGGCTTAACGGAGCCGGGAATGATGTGCGCCAGCTCGCGCGAGTGGTCGCTAACCACCTCCGGGTTGGGCGAGCCGTCAGGCGTAGGCCAGTCAACCCAAAATCCACAGCTATCGTCCTTGCCAATTTCTACCCGCGACCCGTGAATTATGCAGCGAGCACCCTGTAGACCATCGACGTGCGGAGTGAACATGCGGCAGGATCCACACTGCGCGAACATTTCCCGGCGGTCGCGCTTCTTGGGCTCAAGATAAATAAACCCTTCGCGGCTAGTGATTTTGGCATCAGGCATGCCCCACTTCGCAGTCAGGCGATATGTCGCCCCAAAACGTGTCAATCATCGTCACGGGCTGGATGTAGTCCACGCCGAGAATCTTGGTCGCGGCCAGATAGCCACCATAGCACTCAGCCTGCCAATGAGACAGGAAAGCGATGGTTTGCTTGCCCTTCTTGGGATCGGTGAAGTGGCCGTCCATGAGTCATGAGCCGACTGGGTGGAGCTGGTTCGCCAATTGCGACATCGCGAAGTCCACGCCGCTCTGACCAGGCAACTGCTCGTCAGGCGCGGCGCCCGTGGTCTGCTGCATCTGCTGGCGCTCCATGCGGCGCTGGCGACGATTGCTGATGCCGGATCCTGGGGCTTTGGTGGGGTTGGTCCGCATCAGTCGTAATCGCCGTCAGCGTCCTTCTTTTTGCCGACAGGGTGGTGCTTGTCGGCGTGCTTCTGCATGGCGTGGTCCATGCCGCTCGTGGTGTGACCGTCGCCCAGCTTGGCGCGAGCCTTGGCTTTGATGCGCTCCGCAGTCGCGTGCGAGATGTTTCCGGCGTGCTCTGATCGCGTCGCGCCACCGATCGCGAGGCGCGCGTGCTTCTTGTCGCCGATAGGAAACGAGCCGTTCGGGCCAGCCTTCTCGCCAGGGACTTTAGACGGACGCACTCAGACCTTCAGTGCCGCGCGCACTTTGGTGCCGTAGCGGTATTCAAGGAAGCCGCCTGTGAATAGGCAGACGACGGCGACTAGCAAGTACAGCATTGGCGTGAACTCCTTATTGAAGGTTTCCGATTGCGCTGGCGTCAACGACACTCGCTGTACCCGCAAGCGTCGTAGTAACCTGAAGCGTAACGGAATTTCCTGCTGGCGCAGTGATTGTGAAAGGCGTAGACCCAAAATTTGAGCCACCAGAACCGACAAGTCCTGCTGCGGCGTTAGCACCGCTTCGCGCGTCTACCGCAAAATATGAGCCTGCTGCCGGTGTGACGTTAGTGCCTGCCGTAGTGAAAACAGCTCTTGCCTGCGGCTGTGCCGTTCCAGCAGCGGCCTCTGCGCAGGAACAGTTTGCACTAATGGTGCCAACCCAAGTGCGACCTTGCGGAACAGTAATAACCGTTGTTGCTACGGTCGTAGACGTGAAGGTCTGATAGCCGGAAAGAATATCGCCCGTGGCAGGCCGCTGCGGGGCCGTACGCAACGCGCCATCCGGTGTGAATTGCATCGAGGCGTACTGGCCAGTCGTCAGAGCAAGCTGATTGACATTAGTCAGATATTCTCCGTATGCTGAACTTGCGAGAATACCTGTCGCTGCTACACCATTGCCGATAGTTGCTGTGCGAGCGCGATCCCAAGACGTGCCGTTGAAAACATGAATAGCGGATGCAGGTAATAGGTTTCCCGCGTCTGTTGTTGAATTGCTCCCAAAGCCGAGAGCGGAGTTAGGGAACGCGTCGGAGCCGGCAAGCACTTGTTGTCTATTAAGCGCCCTAAGGTTGCCGTTCGCATCGACTTGGGCGGCAACTGTTTGCCCGGTCGTCGGCGTCGGCTGGGTAGAGTTGTACTGACCAATGACCGCTAACCCATTCGTCGGTGCCGTTCCTGCTGCCAGTGTGGCGTCGAGGGTTGCTCCTGCGTTACCTAGAACGCCGACTTTCGCAACTCCAGTTGCCGCGGTAGCAACTGCAGATCCATTAATTTGGGTTTGGTTTGTGGTCCACGGTCCAGAAGCCTGTGTAACCGCGCCGATGGTGTTGGCACCCGTGGGTAGAGAAGCAGAACCCGCCACAGTTGCACTGTCCGTCGCAACAGTGATTCGCTGAGAACCTGTGCCCTGTGCGCCAGTTCCGGTAAGCGTGGTAATGCCGTTAACCTGGGCAACGTTCACCGATTGGTTGGCCGGTAGCGCAACAGAATCCGGAGTCACCAAGAGCTTCGTCATCGAAGCTATGCCTTGGATCGTCACGACATTGGGTGAAGCAGTTCCTGCAGTTCCCGGCGCTGAGCCAGCTAGCGTAACCGAGTCCATCGCTACGGTGAACCGAGGGCTAGAAGCGCCCTGCGCGCCAGTTCCGGTAGAGACCGTAGTGGGCCAATTAGTTGCTGAAACGGCGTTAGTAGACCCCGGCGTGGTCTGATCGATACCAACCTTGCCAATGACGTTGGTGCCGGCAGGAAGCGTGCCTATGGTAACGGTAACGTCGCCTGCGAGTTCTGCTGGTTGCTGAATTAATGGATCAGCCATTACACTGGAATCCTTGTAACAGTCGCGTAAATGGCTGTCGCCGTGGTGGGATTCCACCGATACGTACCAGGCGCGAAATAGTCAGTCTCGCCACCGTTAGCTCCGAACAAACTGGACGAGGAGAGCCATGTAGATCTATCGGGTCCAAGCGCCTCTAGCTTCAACGACCCACCGCTCCATGTCGCCACGCAGGCGATTGTGTATAGCCCGCCCGCGAGCTGAAACGACGGCGAAACGCCGCTGGCAGCATCGTAGTTGTCGAGCCTGCGCCCAACATCATGGTCGTTGATATTCGCCACGCAGATAGTCCTCTCGCGTCAGCCTGACACCATAGCAGGCGCTACGCCGGGGTCAAGCGGCTCGGCGCGTGCCGCCACGACAGTAGGCAGCATGCGGCAGATGTCCAGCAAGCGCCGCGCGCTCAGCTCGTCCGGTAGATCACAACTGGAGTCGTGGCGCCGGCCGTGGTCGTCGCAGAACGTCATGCGCAGCGTCCAAGCGGCGGTCATACCGGCTCCTTGCCGCGGAGAGGCACCAGCGCGGGCATAACGACGCACTGGGCGCTGCCGCCCACCAGAAACGACCAGCCATGTGGGTCTGGTAACTCGTCCTGTGTAGCGTCGTCTGCGGCGACAACGGCGATAAACTGGCGGGCGAGGCGTTGGCATTCGCGCAGCGACGGCTGCACCTGGGCCGACATCACAGGCGAGCCTCCGGCGAACAGTACCGTCACCAGCACAATGGCGACGTGTGGGGCCAGTGACGCGGTCATCGCGGCCACTGCCAGTAGTCCTGCGCCAGCGCCGCAATGCTGCCGAGGAACATGACGACAAGCGCCACGCCGCAAAACACGTCAAGCATCGGGAGCCTCCAGCTTGGCAATCTCGGCGCGCAACGCCGCCACGTTTAGCTTGTACCCGTGCAGCGGATTGCCGGCGCCATCGGTGCGGCTGGCCAGTTTCTGTTTGAGATCGGCGAGCCGGGAGTGGACAGCGATTGCTTCCTCAAGGTCAATCTGGCGGGGCTCAGCGTGGACGCTCACGACACCGCCCTGTGGACGTCGATGTCCGAGCGCACCACGTAGTACTCAGGCGCTCCGCGCCGGCCCTCAGACTCTCGCTCCGTCCACACGTTCGGGTGGTAGCCACGCTGCTCCCAGAACATGCGGATACGCCCGGCCAACCTGGCCGCGCCGTGTTGGGTGAAGTAGTCGGTGCTCATGGGAACCTCTTGGTGGGCGGTGCGTTGCGGCGCCGCGCCTCGGCGGCTGCGGTGCGGATCTCGTTCGCCAGCTCCTCGGCTTCGATCGGTAGCAGCTGCGGGTGGACACCATAGCCAGATGGGTTCCCGACGCCCTTGTGCAGCCCAACCCGCCAGGCGAGTGTGGTGGACTTGGGGCCGGAGGAAGCCTGTTCTACTGCGACGCGGATGAGGTTCTGTGCCATGATTCTCAGTCGCGCGGTGCGCCGTCCGGTTGGCGCGTGATTGCTACGTTGGCCCACATGGCGTTGCTGCGGTGGGCGCGTATCACGAAGGTCTTATCCGGGCCGTCAGGCAGCATCTGGTCCAGCACGTCCGCGTAGGTCTTGGCTGCGGCGCGAACCACGGCCATCTGCACGATTTGGTCGTCTGTTGGCTTCAAATACTCGAAAGTTGTTGGGTGAAGCATGCTGCGTCTCCGCTGTGTCGTGGTGACGCTACGGCGGTTCGTTAAGACGTGTCAAGGTGATTACGGAGATTGTGCGGTTTATTTTCCGCGTTACTGTGCTACTGCGTTGCTAAGTTATTGTAGCGGCTGGGATTTTTGGTATATATCGCGATTCCTCCCCTTAGCGCCATCCCATCCCAACTCTATCGAACCACTCCCCCGGAAGGCTCGGCCGCCAAGTGGGTCCCGTTGGCTAAGTTACGAAGAAACCAAGAGGCTCAAGGGCTTAGCTACTGAGTGGCGCGGCCATCGAGTGAGCTGAACGGGCCGAGCTGGCTGCGGCGTGGCGTGGTGCTACGGCGCTACGTTGCGTGGTTTAGGTAGCAGATGCAATAGCTTAGCTAACGTCGCCAGCGTGGCCGCGTGGGAATTTCGCCGGCTCGGGGCGCTAAACCTCACTACGAACATGGCAGCAAAGCTGACCTAGCTTCCGTGTGTGTATCAGGTTTTGTGAATTGAACAATGCTAATATATAATATAGTAATAATAGGGTAATGTTATCATAGTATCATATTAGTAATAGCATTGTTGAATGGTAAGACTTTCCGCCCGGACCACGCCGAACACTGTTCGCTACCTTATGCCACAGCCAACCGCGACACCACGCCACGTAGCAGCCCCTTGACACACAACAACGCTACTACGAACCACAAACTGCATTGTAACATATCGTGATAACATAGTAGCAGATAGTGCTTGCACTCTCCGGCCGATCGGGCGCATAGTTTGCGGGATGGGAGATGTGAAATGAAAATCTTAGACCCTACTGCAGAAGAAATGCGCACGCTGCTACGTGGCTCCATCGAGGAGCAAACGGGCGAGGCGTGGCAAAACTACGAATTTGACATTGAAAGCGCTATCTACTGGTTTGCTGCCGATTACCACGGCGGACAAGATTCAAATCTGTATTCCGCGCTTTCAACGTCTGAGTTCCATCCGGGCGCGTGCTGCAACGGCCCCGAGCCAGAAAGCACAGAAGAGTCGTTGTATGCCGAACTAGAAGCGGAGTACGTGCGGCCGTGACCCCCTGCCCACACTGCGGCGCGCCCACGCCATCCAGCAGCGACGCCCGCACCGCACAGTGGCGCGTGCGGGTCCGGCTGTACCGCGAGCCCCAGCTGACCGAGCCCGAGGCGGACACGGACAAGGAGCAAGCGCCAGACTACCCAGGGGAGACAGTCATAGCGGGCCTGCCCGGTGTAGCCGAGCACCTGCGCGAGCTGGCGATCGTGTACCACGGCCCGGTAACGGCCGGACTTGACGCGGCCACGTTGCTGCATAGGCTCAAGGCCCTCCGGCCGACTCTGAGTCGGCGCGGTGGGGATGCAGTGTGGCGAGTACCTTACACAGTGAGCGGCGCCGGCTGGTTGGCGCGGGTTGACGTAAGACGGGAGAACGGGAGATGAACGCGATTGATGATTTGGTAAAGGCAGGCTTTGACCGCTGGGACGCGACGAAACTACGGCGAATCAGCATGACGCTGCACCGCTGGCACGAGCTGGAGTGTGGCGACTCGAATAATTATGCTTCGTGGTGCTTGGTGCGCGGCCGGAAAGAAAACGGCGAATTTGTGTACGACGATGCTGGCGCGCCATACGAGGAGCGGCACCCTCACACTCAGAACAAGCCTATTTACACGCGCATCCCTGACCGCGAACGCGGCGCGCTGAAGCAGCTCGCTAAAATCGCCGAGAAATATCCAGACTGGCAACCATACATTCAAGGGGATCCTCGCGGTTGTGCGCTGTACCTCGTGCGCAAGGACGACATTCCTGCAGGTGTGGAACTCGACTCGTGCTATACGCGCGGCGTTGCGGTCTACAAATGACCCGCCACCTACTCCGCGACTTTGTCGCTCTGTGTGCCATGCTCACGGCTGCAGCGGCGTGCACGTTCATCCTGTGGGCTTTGACGGGGGTTTTTCAATGACAATCGGACTCACATACGACGAATTACGCGAGCTGAAGCCGTGCCCGGAGCGCAGCAAGGCAGTCACTAAGCTACTGGGCGGGCCGCGTAAGTGGAACGGCCACAAGATCGACGCGCGCAAGGCCGTCAAAGCGGGCGTCACGTTCAATGATCTTGTGTGGGCTGCTTCTGCGCTCGCCAAGACTGACAAAGACGTAGAGCGGCGCTTGCGTCTATGGCTGGCTGACTGCGCAGCGCGGGTGCTGGGTCTCTACGAGAAATATGACACCGTGAACAAAGCACCGCGCAACGCGGTCATAGCAGCGCGCCAGTATGCACGCGGCGAAATTTCCTCGGCCTCTGAGTCGGCCGCTAGGTCGGCCGCTGAGTCGGCCGCTAGGTCGGCCTCTGAGTCGGCCGCTTGGTCGGCCGCTTGGTCGGCCGCTTGGTCGGCCGCTGAGTCGGCCGCTTGGTCGGCCGCTGAGTCGGCCGCTTGGTCGGCCTCTGAGTCGGCCGCTTGGTCGGCCGCTTGGTCGGCCGCTAGGTCGGCCGCTGAGTCGGCCGCTTGGTCGGCCGCTAGGTCGGCCGCTAGGTCGGCCGCTTGGTCGGCCGCTAGGTCGGCCGAAGAAAAATGGCAGCTTGATCGACTCGTTCTTTGGCTGTCGGATGAAGAACCGGAGGAGCTTCCGCTATGACAACGCAATTCTCTGTTCTATACAGCGCCGAGCAGCGGCCCCTCCCAGTCGCCCTGGCGCACGAGTTCGCCGCGTTGAAGTGGGGCAAAGAAGGCAAGCGGCTCGACATGCTGAATCGCATTTACCTGGAGCTTTCACCCGCCGATCGTATGCGCTGCAGGATCGAGCTTGCGCAGTGTCGTCGGGCGAAGATGGGCGAAGTGCGCGCGGAGGTGGTGGGATGATAGACGACCCAAATACGTTCATGCTTTGCGTCGTCGGCGTGTGGTTCGTGCTCTGCGCGACGCTAGGTTCTTCGGTACTGCGTTGACATCTGTGGCTCCCTGACACTACCTTGCGCGTCTATCACGCCACGGAGACAGGCGCGCGTGCCACCTACTTGGAGCGACAAAGCGCTCGCCCAGCTCGCACGCTGGGGCGTCTCGGTTGAGGGCGCCGAGCGTCTGCAGCTGTTCGAAGCACCTAGCGCCGCTGCGATCTATCCCGAGTTCCGCGCCGAGCCTGGAATAGTGATTCCCTATTTTGACGCAGCCGGGGCGCTCGTGCACTTCGACCGTGGCCCGTTCTGCCGCGTCAGGTATCTAAACGACGCACCCAAGCGCTCCGGCGGATTTAAGCGCCACGAGGCGGGCAAATATGGCCAGCCACGGGCAAGCGGCTGCAGGGCCTACTTCCCACCCGTATTAGATTGGCAGCCGCTCCTAGCCGATCCTGGTGAGCCGTGCCTGATTACTGAGGGGGAGCTTAAAGCGGCCACAGCGACACTTGCAGGGTTTCCAACGATAGGCGTTGGTGGCGTATATAACTGGGGACCGGATGGTATACTGTTACCCGAGCTGGCCGCGATTAACTGGCGCGGGCGCGACCAGTACACCGTATTTGATAGCGATCGCAGCCTAAATCCTCAAATCCTCGTGGCCGAGGCGCGACTTGTGGAGCGGCTGAGCGAACTGGGCGCACGCTGCTACGTCGTAGAGCTGCCACACGATGGCGAGACGAAAACCGGGATAGATGATTTCTTGCACGCGCAAGGGCCGGACGCGCTCATGGCGTTGCTGCAGAGAGCGCAGAAGCTCAACGACCTGGACCGCAAAGTAATTTCGCTCAACAAATCGTGCGCGTGGATCGAAGCCGAAGGGCTGGTCTATGATATGGAGCGCCGCGGGTTCCTATCGAAAGACAATTTCATCAACGGGAGCCGGTTTTCTACGCTCACACACCTGAGCGTAGGGGCGAAGCAGCGCAGCGAACCGAAACGCGTCAGCATCGCCAAGACATGGCTGACGCACCCCCACGCCCAGCGCTTCGGCGAGATCCTGTTCCGCCCAGGCGAGGGGCCAACAGTCATGGGCGAGCACGGCCGGCCGGCGTTGAATATGTGGACGGGCTGGGATGCGGGCAGCGGTGACGTGACGCCGTTCTTGGAGCTGAGTAGATTCCTATTCCAGAATCTACGCGGCGAGGAGCAGCAGTCACTGCCGCTCAAGCTGCTGGCATACAAGGCGCAGAACCCGGCCGATAAAGTGCCGCTGGCGCTGGTGCTGATTGGGCCGCAAGGCTGTGGCAAGACGCTATGGGGCGAGATCGTGCGCGATGCGTTCGCGCCTTACGGCGTGGACGTGACGCCCAGCTCGCTTGCTGGCGAGTTCCAGGGCTGGCTGGAGCGCTCGCTGTTCGCTCTTATCAACGAAGCCAAGGGCGAAGACGTGGAGTCGGCGAGCGAGCAGTTGAAGGCGCTGATTAGCGATCTGAAGCGGCCGATGAATGAGAAATACCGTCCCGTGCGGCAAATTAACACGTACACGATGTACTGCATCACGTCGAACAAGCGCGCCGTGGGCGCGTTTGCTCCCGACGACCGGCGCATGATTGTAGTGGACTGCCCTAAGAAACGCGAAGCGGCGTTTTACTACGATTACGTGAAGCCCTGGAAGGTCGCGGGCGGCCCGAAGGCGTTGCTGGGCTACCTGCTTGGGCTGGATCTGAAGGGCTGGAAGCCGCCCGCCGCTGCGCCGCTGAGCGCTGAAAAATACATGGCCTACGTGGAGTCGCTGACGCCAGTGCAGCACTTAGCTGAGGACATGCGGACGGCGACAGAGCAGACGGTCAAGCTGTGGCTGGACTCAGCTACGGCGTGGGCGCGGACTGCAGAGGTGAGCGGCAACGCGACACTGGCAGCGATCGCGCGCAAGACACTGGACAACGCAGGGTTTTACGACATCCGGCCTTGGTATACGCCCGAGGAGCTAGCGCTTATGTTCCCAGCTATCGTGCACTCCATGCTGGGGAGCAAGTACGCGCGAGGCACGCCGTCCGGCATGATCTCGCGCGAGCTGCGCGAGGCTGGCGTGCCATACCTGGAGTGCGCCGACGATCCCCGCGGGTTTAAGTGGCGCGGTCAGTTGCGCCAGTACCTGGTGGTTTATAATTTCAACGATTGGAAGACGCCGCTGAAACAAAGCGAGTTTGAGCGGCTGATGGGCACGTTTCCTAAGTATTCACAACTAGGGGCGAAATGACGCGGCCTACATACGCCTCCAAATCGGGAATTGCAAACGTTTGCAAGACGTGTCATACGGAAGCATGGAAATTGAGTTTCGTGGTCATATCTGGACGAGCCGCCGATTCACTGACGCGGCGCAACGGCCTGCGATCCTCGCGGCTGGTGTCAGTGAGAAGCGTGCGCTCTACGTCAATGACATTGAAGGCGCGATCAAATCTCTCCGCAAAGGCAATCGACTCGTTGTCAAAGACTTCCGTGGCATGGGTCGCAGTCGCCGCGAGATCAACGAGAACATCGAGAAAGTCCACGCTAAGGGCGCGGCGGTCATGGAAGCCGAGACCGGCAAGTTGTTCACAGGGAAAAATCGCAAGGCGTTCGTCGATACCGCGTGCAAGGCACTGTCGAACGAAAGACGCGGACCACAGAAGCGCACGAAGAAAGAGACGCCGTGGGATGTTGTGGCGGTCCACTACTTCAATCCGCTACTAAGCAATGAGCAGTTTGAGACTAAGACGGGCGTGAAATACCACCGGGCGTGGCGTCACTTCAGACAGAAACGTAATGCGCCAGTCGGACGGCCAAGTGCCGCTCGCCTCGCAATGGCAACGATTTAAGAGGAGCCGGACGTGAAAAAGATCGAGCTTCACGCTCGCCTGATAGAAGCGCAGACCGAGGCCGAGCTTGAGCGCAAGGCCGCGAAGGCACGCACACGGAAGTTCTGGACGGCAAGAAGAAATCGACTACATCAAACGCAAGGCAGAGCGGCAGGCGTCCGCGCTGCAATGGGAATAAAGGGAACCGACCTATGATCCGAGCCATCCTCGCGCTGTTTGGTTACCGCATCGAGTACGTGTGCGCGTGGGGAACATGGCCTGATCGGTACAGCGCAATCGACTTCAACATGAGCCGTCCTATCCACGAGCGCATGTCAGTTGCCCCGCCGTGGGCGAAGCGGCGAATTGTGAAGATTGTTTAGGGAGAGCGGCGTGTCAGGCATCATCTTTCCAGAGCAACCGCTCTATCAGTGCCCGATCTGCGGCGAAGCCGATCCGGGGTGCGGGCATATCTGCCAGCTGCCGTCCGGCGCGGCGGCTCCGTCGCCTATGTTCGGCTGCATCTGCCCTCCCGGCGCGAACAAGGATTGCGAGAATCCTATGTGCCCACGCCGTAATCCTTTTCAAACGCAGCAAGCAAAATAGGAGCCGACCCATGAACCCTGTCGAGAAAGTCTATTGCGACCTACAATTTATGCACCATCAAGCATTGCGGAAAGGCCAAGAGGAAAGACGTTCAGATACTCTCGCTTGTTTGGAGTTGCTGCGGAAACTGTATCCAATGGAAGTCGCGCAATACGAAACTCGCGTGAAGCAGGAAGCGCAATGATGCACTGGCGCTGGTCTCTAGTCTTTATGGTCGTTGCCGTAATTGCCGGTACGATTGCACATTTTTATTGAGGAG